CTTTGGCAGATGATGCTTTAATAACTATTGATATTGACCAAATAGGAGATGGTACTGCTAAAGGTTTAAAGATATTATTAAAAGGAACTAGGGCATGATAATAAATCCGTACATATATGGAGTTGCAACTAGCTATGACCCAGATGCTCAACTATTTTTTGATGCTCAAACAGCAGCAGGGGTAACTCTTACTACTACTGAAAAAAATGCTGTTAATCAATGGGTAGTAGATAGCAAAGCAGCTAACATTTGGACTAAATTTAAAGCTATTTATCCAATGGTAGGAGGAACTGCAACCTCTCATAAATTCAACCTTAAAAATCCTTTAGATACCAATGCAGCTTTTAGATTAAGTTTTGTAGGTGGGTGGACACATAGTTCAACAGGTGCAACCCCTAATGGAATTAATGCCTATGCAAATACTTTTTTAGTGCAAAATCTTGCATTAACTTTAAACAGCATACATTTATCTTACTATTCAAGAACAACAAGTAATGGTATTGAAGTAGAAATTGGATGTAGAGATTTATCACTTAATAGTTCTTTGCTTGAAATAAGAACTACTGGAGTAACTTATGGAGCATTAAATAGTTCTCCAACTTATATAAGTTTTACAGATTCTGATAGTAAAGGAATGTACACATTAAATAGAACTGCATCAAATGTTGTTAAAATATTTAAAAATAATATAATAGGTGTTAGTGGAACAACAGTAAGTACATCAGCACCCACAACCTACCCAATAACTATTGGTGCATTTAATGGAGCAGGAACTACTCAATACTATTCATTTAAACAATGTGCTTTTTCAACCATTGGAGATGGTTTAACAGATTTAGAATCTCAACTATTCTATCAAATAACAGAAAAATATCAAGTAGCTTTAAGCAGGAATATAAACACCACACAATCATTCTATTATAATAGTGCATATAACAATGAAACTAATGCTTTCTTATTTAGTACACAAATAACAGATAACACTATTCAAACTGCTACAAACACTTTAGTTAGTGATTTAAAGACTGCTAATATCTTTACTAAGATGAAGGCTATTTATCCTATGGTAGGTGGAACAGCTACTACTTGTAAGTTTAATTTAGTTAATGCACAAGATACTAATGCTGCATATAGATTAGTGTTTTATGGTGGAGGTACGTTTTCAAGTAACGGATATTTACCTAATGGTACAAATGCTTACGTAGATACTTTTTTAAATCCGTCAACTGCATTAACATTAAATAATACTCATTTAAGTTATTACTCAAGAACAAATATTGAAAATACTGGAATTGAGCTAGGTAATTCAAATGGTTCTGGAGGTCAATTATTAATAGCTCTTAGATATACAGGTGTTGGATGTATAAGTGACCAATACAATTCAACAACTGGAAGAATTACAATAGCTAATGCAAATTCGCAAGGTCTTTATATTACTTCTAGAACAACAAGTGCAATTCATAAACTATTTAAAAATTCTGCTCAAATAGGTGCTACTAATACAGGTGCAAGCGGTGCTTTACAAAATTACAATGTTTATTTAGGTGCTCAAAATCAACAAAATGCTGCAATCTCTTTTTCAAATAGAGAATGTGCCTTTGCTTCAATAGGAGATGGATTAACAGATGCTGAGGCCTTAGCTTTATACAATGCCGTTAATGCCTTCCAAGTAACTTTAGGTAGAAATGTTTAACAAATATAAATTATGAAACTAACAGATATAACAAGAGCAGAATATACTACTTATGTAGGACTTCTAACAGAAACACAAAAAGATGAATTAGTAGGACAGATGTATGCTCCAGATTGCTATTTTAATCCTATAATTTTGTAAATTTACACATGGCTTATTTATATAGACATATAAGATTAGATAAGAATGAACCCTTTTATATTGGAATTGGTTCTAATAAATCAAGATGTTATACTAAACAAACAAGAAATAAACATTGGCATAATATAATTAATAAATCTGAATATAGAGTAGATATTGTTTTTGATGATTTAAGTTTAGAACAAGCAAAACAAAAAGAAAAAGAATTTATTGCTTTATATGGTAAAAAAGCAAATGGAGGAATATTAGTTAATTTAACAGATGGAGGAGATGGTTCTTGGGGAGTTAAAGCCACAAAAGAACAATTAGAAATAAGAAAAAAAAGAATGACTGACAACAATCATTTTAAAGGAAAAAAACACACTAAAGAAACTCTTGAAAAAATGAGATTATCTAAGATAGGAACTAAAAGACCAAAAGAAGGATATATTAAAAGAGCTGAAAAAATGAAAAAATATATAGGGTTTAATCATTGGATGAGTGTACCTGTTTTAGATGTAGAAACAGGTGTTTATTATGCAAGTGTAAAAGAAGCTTCTAAATATGCTAACATGAATGTTACTACATTTATTAGAGCAATGAAAAAAAATATTATAAAATATAAAAAAGTATGAGCGAAATATTAGTTGGTTTATTAACCATAGAACAAAAGGATTTACTTGTTGGACAAGAATATGCACCAGACTGTTTTTTTAACCCTCTACAAGACAATGCTGATAATTGGGTTATCTCTATTGAGGAGATGGAATATAACATAAATCCTGTATATGCTTGGGTTAAAGATCTAGACTTAATATTGTATGTCCCTAAAGAAAATCCTTTACCACCATTTAGTGAAAATTAATAACTATGGGACAGTCAGCAGTAAAGAATCCTAGAAAAATATTCAGTCAAGCTGGGGCAGACCCTGCATTAAATAATCGTGTAACAAATTTAGAAAATAATGAATATAAAATCCTTTACTTCCAGACCATCAGTTCAACAACAGGCACAATCACGAAACCCACAGGTGCGACAATACTTTTGGACCAATTTTATAGTGGTGGTGATGCTCTTGTTGAAACACTTAGTAATGGGCAACCAACTGGACAATCTCCGCTTACCATTGGTGGTGCAGTGGTATCGGTTACTAGTTTTGATACTAGTGGGAATTATGTCCTTAGTGGTACTCCTTCCGCTTATCCTGTAGCATTAGTCTACATATTTAAAATTAAAGCTATTGATTTACCTAATCTAAACATGACTAACATCATGCAAATGGATTCTAATGGGTATGTGCCTTATATAGGTGCAATTACAGATTTAGATTTAGGAGAATATGAATTAAAAGCAGGTCAAATAGAATTAGATCAAAGTCCAACAGGAACTGCAAGCGTTGCAGTTACTAGATGGAATGATACTATTGGTAGTACAGAAACCACTTTAAAGGGTGGTAGTGTTGTTATAAAAAATGGAGTTGATTTAGTGGCTAGAGTAGTTAATAAAGTAGTTCCAAATACTACACTAACTAAAGCAGCTTATCAAGTAGTTAAAGTAAGTGGAGCGCAAGGGCAAAGATTAGCAATTGATTTTGCTCAAGGTAATAATGATTTAAATAGTGCGGACACAATTGGTGTAGTTACTGAAACTATTTTAACTAATCAGGAAGGCTTTATTTTAACAGTTGGACAACTTGAAGGAATAAATACAACAGGTTCTTTACAAAGTGAAACGTGGGTAGATGGGGATGTATTATATTTAAGTCCTACAGTTGCAGGTGCTATGACTAATATTAAACCAACTGGTTTAACAGGTCACATAGTTGTTTTAGGATATATAGAATATGCACACGCTATTCATGGAAAAATCTACGTTAAGATAATGAATGGTTGGGAATTAGATGAATTACATAACGTTTATATTAACCCAACTACATTAGCTAACAACGATGTTTTAACTTACGATAGTGCTACAAGTTTATGGAAAAACAAGCAAATAGATAATATATTTACAGTTCAATTTGAAACAGCGCCATTAAGCCCAGCGGATGCGACAACTTATTATTTTGGTGACGTAAGAATAACTCCAAATTTAACTGCAACTAATTTTAATTATAACTTAGGTTCTGCTTATACGATAATTGGTGCCAGAATAAGTATTGGTAACAATACCAGTAGTGGCACAACTGAATTAGCAACTTTACAAATTAGAAATATAACACAAAGTACAACTTCTAGTTTAGGTACATTTAGAACAGATGCTACAAGTACTTCAATTAAAGGAACTACATTTACAGGTGCAAGCATATCCGTTGCTGCTAGTGATGATATTGTTGCTCAAATTGACTTTCCAACGTATGCTACTAATCCAACAACTATCTTAATTTTTTTAACTTTAATTTGTAAAAAATAATGAAAACTTACGAGATTAAATACGAACCAATTACTATTGATGGTAAAGTTATTGATAAATATAATATTTATTATTATATAGATAATATTTTAGAAAATAAAGAATTTTACGGATATAATTTAGAATTACCGTTAATTAAAATAAGAGAAAATTATAATTTAAAATAAAAGAACTTAAAAGACTATGAATGCCTCAGAATTAATATTTGGAATAAAAGACGTAGTAGCAATTATCATAGGGTTAGGTTCTATAGTTAGTTTTATTTATGTTATAAAATCAAGTTCAGAAAAAGCTAACATCAAAATATCTGAAGTTAATGATGAATTAGATGACTTTAAAAAAGTTGTAAATGAGAAATTTTTACATTCTAAAAATACAAAAAAAGCAACAGTAGAATATATCATGGATACAGTAGAAAAAAAAGAGAATTTAATTTACAGTAAAATAACTGAAATAAAAAGTGAACAAGAAGTAGCTCACAATAAGTTATGGAACAAGTTAGACACTGTAGAAAAGATGCAGCAAAACATTAGTAATAATTTAGCTGAACTAACAGGTTATTTAAAAGCTAAAAATATTTAGTTCAGAATATAAAAACTAATAATTGAAAGGATTAGAAAGAAAAGCATCCGCAATTTTGCGTAGTGATGCTTGTAAGATATTAATGCCAAATAAAGAAGTTTAATATTAAAAAATTAATAGCATGAGTAGAACTTATAATCAAATAGAACAAGCTGTTAGGTCACTTGGATATAAATGGTTTACAGCGCCACATTCTTTAAATTATGTTTGGGAAAGAACTTCATTTGAAGCCACAAATAAATTTACTGATTATTTACATATTTGTTATCAAGGAAATCATGGAGATAAAGTGATATTAACAATTCCAGCAACAACAAAACCAGGATTAAAAGGTTCGTTATTAGAACCTACAACGGTTGAAGGCATTAAAGGAACAGCGGTTATAGAAAGTCCTCAGCAAGTATTAGGTGGATGGGAATTTAGGGATACTACAAAAGAATTTAGTTCATATCCTTATTTCAGACAAGTTGGTAAGGTTAATTATTGGAGAGATGGAAATAAAGACACTTTTATTGATAAAGTTCAAAGGCAAATAGCAAAGATATTTGGAACACATTGGCACAGAATGAGTCAAAATAATACTTATGGAAGTGGATTAGTTAATAATTGGAGTTTAGGCTGCTTAGGAAGCCCAGAGCCTGAATTTGAAAAGATATTACCTATTACAAGAATATCGTGTGGTATTTATGGTAATAAGGTTACTGGAACAATCATCGAATCCAAACATATAATTTAAAAAATTAAGATATGAAAAAGTATAAAGTATATTTCTCGGTATTTAATTTATTCGGGAATACTCAATCAGAGATTGTAAAATTACAGCAATACGCAAAAGGTATAGTAAGTGCTATTGCGGGAATGACATGGTATGAATCTAATGCTACTTATGCTATTTATGTAGGTATAGGAGGTGTTATATTAGACACGTTATTAGCTTGTTTATATTTAGAAGAAAAGAACTAATGGAAATTTCAGTAGTTAAATATTGGTTAGGGGTAATAGGCAGAGGCATAGTAATATTACTTGCTTGTTTATTTGTATTTAGATATTGTGGCGGATGTGAGAATAAAATCGAAATAGCTAAAAATGATAATAGTCAGTATTTTACTAAGATGAAGTCAGATAGTATGATAATTGTTAGCTTAATTAAAAAACAATACCAAGACAGTTTAAATACAATAGCTTCAAAACGCTCAGAAGACTCGATTAAGGTAATTGCAGACAAGAATGAGATGTTGTATAGAAGTTCATCTAAAAGAGTTAGAGAATTACTTGCTAGAGGTATTTGTGATACTGTATTGATAAAGATTGCTATGAATGATTGCGATAGTACTATTAAATCAAAAAACAATTTACTTGCTCAGAAAGATTCTACTAATAAAAGTGTTAATGAAGAATTAAGTACAGTAAAAGAAGAGTTAGTTATAAGTAAAGGAATGGTTGTGACGGCGCAAACAATAATTAAAAATCAAGCAGAGGACTATAAAACTCTTGAAAAGGAGTCTAAAAAAGCTTTAAGAAAACAAAAGATTAAAACAATAGGCGCTATTATAGTTGCATCAATTACAGAAGTTTTAACTATATTTGCTTTGAAATAAATCTAGGGTCGCAATCTTGAATTTAATTACAACTAGCCTTACAGAAATGTGAGGCTTTTTTAATTCAACTTTGAGTTAAAAACCATTAATTATTTTCGTTACATTTGAAGTATAAATAAGTAGAATATGCCAACTAAAAAACAATTAATAGATGATATTTTAATTTTAGCTGAAAGATTTTCTCGAACTGATGAATCTAGGATTGATGAAGATTGGGTTGGATATAAAGTAGAGCAAGCAAGAGTTTCGGAAATTCTTAAAGAATACAACATTACTAAGGTTATTGACCAAAATTGGTTAGTTGACTTTGGTATTTACTCGTTAACTAAGGTTAATTTCTCGGATGATCCAAACGTAGACTTCTGTAATTGCGATATTATGAAGGCTATAATACCTGAAGTAATCAATTTAACTTACTTAGGAGACGGGAACTTAGATTTAGGATTAAGAGTTATATCTGCTTGCGGAAAGACTACTTACACTTTCTATCCTATTGAAACGTGGAGAATGATACCTAAAGAACACGTTAGAAGTATGTTTCATTACTATCAAAGATTCGGCACTACTATTTATGTTAATAAAATTGTGCAAAACCTAAGATTTTTTGGAATACCTACTACAACAGAAGGATTAATGATTAAGAAAACATTACCTGTTATTAGTGGTGGAATTAAATCAGGTTATTCATATACAGTAAAAGGAACAACAGGATTAGTAGTTTACGATGGAGTTAATTATTTACCTAATGATACGTTCACAGGAACGGCTACAACTACTTTTACAGCTAGCGGAAACTCACAAGTATTCTATACTAACTATGAAGTAGAAATGACTGAGAATGACCCATATCCTGTATCGGCGCACTTAGCTAGACAAATTGTTATTTCGATACTTACTACTGAGTTTCAAATAGAGAAACAGCAAGTAGTGGATGTTTTAAATGATTCGGCGGATGATGTGGTAACTAAATGAAGAAATTAGTAGATAAGAAATTAGGAGAGTGGTCAACTCCAAGAGTACATGGATTGATTAAGAGGGACTTTAAAAGAAGGTTTAAACAAAAGATAACTACAAAGGATATTAACGATATTTGGAATAGTTACATAGAAGAGGAGATATTGAACAACTTAAAAATAGGAGCGATTATAAACTTAGATAATCAAACTAAAATTTGGGTTAAAGCGACAAAAACAACAGACAGTAAAAGAATGATGTCGTTACTAGAGAAAGGATTAACGTATGTCGGAGGACGAGTAACAAAAGCTAAGTTGAATTTAAGTAGTTCTAAGTATATTTACAAGATAGTATTAGAAACTAAGAGATACAAAAAGAATAAACAGATATTTTTTAAACCACATCAAGATTTAAGAGATGCTGTTACAGAAGGAATTAAAAAAGGAACATTAATAACTAGATTACAATGTCAATAAACAGATTAATATCAATAAACAATCCTATAATTAACGCAATGGATTTGGCGGCGGTTGACCACGCTAATCACAGACCGTTATTTATGACTTGGGCTTACCAAGCAGAAAAGGAAATAGGAAGTTACTATCAATACGAAAGACAATGGAAAGTTATTGATGTTTGCGGATGCACGGCACAATTACCTGATAATGCTATTAAGGTAGAAGGTGCTATTTTAGGAAGTCACGATGTTAATTGCGGAAGTATATTTGCTAGAACATTTAGTAATCCAATAGTTAATGCTTCATTATCGGCGGATAATACTTTCTTAATAGTTGATACAGGAGTATCTGAAACTACAAGTGGATGCGGAATAGTTCCATACCATTTTCAAAATAATAAAATGATATTTGATGTAGAATTACATAACGATAAAGTAACTGTTCAATACATAGGATATAAGGTGGATTGTGATGGATTTATGGAGATAGGAGAAAATCACGTAGAAGCTATTACTCAATTCATATTGTATAATTGGTGTATGAGAAGAAAAGACACTAAAATGATGCAATGGCACTATACACAATGGGATAGACTATGCGCTCATTCAAGAGCTTTAGACGCTGAATTATCAGAAACAGATAGAGAAGAGATTGCAAGATTATACCATGACCCTTATTCAGGTCGTGGATTATGGGTAGGAATGAATATAAACAATACTTATGGCAGGTTCAGTTATTAATACATTTGACAAAGGACTTCATCAAGATAGTTCTTTTATATTACAGCCTGACGGCACATATCGAAACATGAAAAACGGTATGCTTATTTCTTATGACGGTAATCATTACACTGTAGAGATGACTAAAGGAAATAAGGTGTTACTTAAATTAACTCCAAGATATTTAACAACTACAGCTACATTAGACGTAGAGCCTATGCCAATAGGTTTTGTTTCTTTTATTGATAAGTTAGTAGTGTTCTCGACAAATAGCGAGTCTACTACAGGATATGGAGAAATAGGCGTAATTTCATTTACTAGAAGTGAAATGGATTTCGTTGGAAGTTATGTGCCATATTACCATAATGCAGACTTAAATTTTACTAAATTACATAAGATAGAAGGATTTTCTTTTAGAGAGAATACAAATAATCAAAGAGTATATTGGACTGATAATTTTAATGAGCCTAAAGTATTTGATATTGCTAATCCTATTTTTACAACTTATTTTACAGGAGCAGCGGATTTAATAGCTAATAATACCTACATGGTATTGCAAGGAGCAGTTACTTATAATGGAGTTAAATATGGAGTAGGACTTACGGCAGGAAATATATTTAAAGCAAGCGCTGGTACATCATATACTTTACCTGTAGGTGCGCCATTAGTAATTGAATACTATCCATTATCTTTATTAGATTGGTCTCCAAGTAGATTATTAGGTAATATTGAGTTTAAAGAATATGGTACAGGAGATAAGTATTGTGGAAGTCATATTTACTTCTATAGACTATCTAATTCTTATGATGGCGTGGTAACTTCTTGGAGTTACGCAAGCACTCCTATTCACGTAGGAATGAATAATTCATCTACCTTTATTACAGGAAATGCTTATAGAGATTTTGTAGGTAATGGAACCGCTACAACTCTTGAGAATAGTGGTAAGTCTGTAAAGTTAAATATAACAGATATTGATACTGATTTTGATACGATTGAGGTAGCTTGTGCTGAGTTTACACAAGTGGCGGATGTACCTTATAGAATTATTATCACAAACAAAGAAGCTGTAACAGGAGCAACTATGTCTATTACTGACACTGGAGCGTCTAATTTAGGAACAGTAACCATTAGTGATTTAACATTATTCCCTGCTAGTATTTTAAAGTGTAAAACAGTAAATACAAATAAGAATTACAGTACTATCGCTAACATAACAGAAAGAGAAGAGTTTGATTTAGATTTAAGTGGAGTAACTATTAATCAGTTTCAATATCCTTTAGTATCTCATGGAGATTTGAATTTATGTTCTAATTGTAATGTTCCTGCTGATGTAAGTCCTCCATTAACAGGAAATCCACCAGCAAATTCAATTTTACCTTATAGCAGATGGTTAGTTACATTTGGAAACAACACAACTGATACAGTTACTTATAAAGGAGTTCAGTACGTTACAGGAGATGTAATAACAGGTTCATTTGGAGCTATTGTAACAGTTCCTTCATCTATTTTATTTACAGGAAATGGAGCTGTTAGACCATGTACAACTAAAAATAAATATACAGCTATTAGCGATGGTAAAAGAAGAGAAGATGCTATACAATTAAAAACAGGATTTTGGGATTATAAAGACCCTGCTGTAGCATCTCATAATAAAGGATATTGGAGTGGAGAAAAATATAGATTTGGAATTTTGTTTTTTGACTTAAAGGGTAATCCATTCTATGTAAAATATATAAAAGGAGACCCAACAACTTTTGACTATACTTTTGATACTATTCCTGATAAAGGAGGATTAATGATAAAAGACTATTACCGTCCAAGTGGAGGAGCTTTAATACAAGATTCTTATTCTTTAAATCCATCAGCTATAAAAATAAGTGGATTAGATATACCTGAATCAGTAATGAATCAAGTTAGTGGGTTTAGTATCGTAAGAGCAGAACGCGATCCTATTGCAATTACGCAAGGATTATTGATGCAAAGTGTATATAGTAATTTGCTTGGTTTTAATTCTGTTATGCCATTAGGTATATGTAGAACAGATTATAGTATTTTACCTATGTATCAAGTTGGAGATGGATATTATATTTATTCTGTATTATCGCCTGATATACAAACTGGATATTCTTTTCCTTCTGCGGTTAAAATTGGAGATAATTTAAAAGAAGCTTGTTGGTTAAATGGAAGTCAATTAAAAACAGATACTCAAAAAAGAGTAATGTTTACTAAATTATTTCAAATGTCCGCTGGAGTTTTTGGTACAGGAAAAGATGCTAGTTCTCCAAGAACTTTGCCGCTTAAATCAATGAATGGAAATGCTGTTTATAATTTTGATGAGAATAATGGAGCTGGAGGTTTTTTAGGAACAAGTGTTGATTATAGAAATAGATATTCTAACGTAAACGAGACATTAGTAACACTTAATTATGATTCTATTTGTGGCGTAACACCTTTTGACCCAGGCTATGATATTTTATCTGTTGGGTGTAAAAAGCAAATAATTAAATCTCAATTTAATCACTTTGATGCTTTAACAGATTATAACGCTACTGCTAATACGTCTAACTATAACAAGATGTTAGCTAACTTTATAACAGATACAGACCCTTCTAATCTTTATGGAGGAGTAAATGAAGCCGCTATAGCAAATACACTGTATATGTCTTGTGGTCACTTTCAGCCTATTAATACACAGGTTAAAGCGGATACATTAAACGGAACGTTTGCTACAGGAATTTACGCAGGAGAGAATAAATATACTTTTAATAATATAGAGGTGTTCGGCGGAGATTGCTTTACAAATCTTATTGATTTAGGATATGGATTATGGGATGAATCATTTGAAACTAGCGACAATGCTATGTCTTATGCTTTATGGTTTCCATGCGAAGGTAATGTAAATTATAATTTAAGAAGAGGGCAAAAGGTATCGAATAAGAATATGTTTCCTTCTTCGGGAGCTACAGGCATAGGATGGTTTGATTCATCTTTATCTCCTACAACACAATTAGAATCTTATAGTTATAACAAAGCATATACTACAGATGGTAATTTTATTAAATATCCGTCACTACCACTTAATTATAAATTTTCAGGAAACTTTGATTACAGAATAAGATGGAGTCAATACAAAAATCCTGGAGAGTTAATAGATTCATTCCGTGTATTTAGAATACCTGATTACAGAGATGTAGATGGACAGCGCGGACAAATCAATAATCTTAAAGCTAGAGATTCTAAGTTATTCTATTGGCAAGACCACTCAGTAGGCTACACTCCAATATTAGAACGTCAATTAGTTGGAGGAAGTGCTTTAGGAGATGCTACTGCATTAGGTGTAACAGGAGTTATTGATAGATATGATGATATAGATACTAACTTTGGAAATCAACACCAACA